ATACAAAAGTATCTTGAATAACTTCGGATCTGGGAGAGATGTTTTCAATTACACCTTCACATCCAAAGAACTGAGTAATAGTTTTATCGGTATAAGTTACAGTATTAACACCAACATTAAATGTTCCAGCTTCGGGGAATCCAATAGTTGAATCTACAGTTATAATAGAACCACCAACTCCAACTTCACCAATTGTAAAACTACTACCAGGAATAACAAATTTACCTTCAACCAAAGGAGAGTCATCAAATCCAGTAAACAAGGAAATTTTATAGTAAGTCTGTATACCAATGTTCTCAGAGGACCCTCTAGAGAAAATTTCAATTTCAGAAACTGGACCAGAAGCAGCTCCAACTCCAATACTTGGATTAGCATCTTGGAACAACGTTGTTCCAGAAATTAGAGCAGGGTTTTGAGTGAAAAGAGATGTGCCAGAGATCAGTCTTGGATCACCACTAATCAGTCTTGCTACGATTATTTCTCTACGAATATATTCGGCAAATGATGGTTTTGATAAAAATTGTTCTAGATCAATTACTTTAGAATCTATTCCATACAAAACCTTCATCAAGATTTTGATAGATTCTTCTGTTCCTTTTGTTTGATATAAACTCTTGGATTCTTTAATAAAGTTATTGACATCCAAACCAGATGCTACTGGGGTGTCTTCTAGACCAGGAGCATATAATGCCTTGAGTTTTTTGTAAAACTCTTTTAGGAAGAGAGCACTTAAGTTTTGAACGGCAGTTCCTGAAATGTGCTCAGAAGCATCACTGGTAGAGAAAACTAATTCACTTGGATCACTAGGATCACGATATGATGTGATACCAGAAAAACCACGTAAGCAACCAGTAAATGAATTTGTTGTTACGCCAGTGTATGAAATAACTTCACTGTCAAGTCTAATAAGACCATATTCAGTAGGAAATCCTTTTGTATTTGTTACAAAGATTTCAGTGTCAGTTGTTGAAATGCCAGCAGTAATAGCAGACATTCCAGAAATTATATCTGGGGTTAAACTATCTAATTTTATATAACTATCTAAATTTTCGGCAAGATCAACTGGACCTCCAGGAAATTCCTGTGAGGTGTAATAAGACTTTAAAAAGTCTATGGTAAGAGGATTTTCTTCCTTGATAAACTCAGGAACCTGACTATCAACAATTTGTTGAATTTTGACTCTTGAGTTAAAGACGGAATCTGTGTTTATCATTTCCTACTTAATTGACCGTTTGTATAACTGGATGCTACAGGGAAACCAACACCTGAAATTTGTTCGCCAGATGCAATAGTGTCTCTTGCCATATTTATGGTGCTATTGGAGATGTCTAGTTGTAGATAGAGATCTTTTAGACCAATGACATCATTGGATTCAGGAACGGCTTGTATTTCGATAATACCGTCTGGTTTTTCTGTAGATGTAATATTAACGGTATTGACTAGAATCTCACCTTTGACATAATCAACACTTCCAGCAGCTGGAACCACCAGAACTGGTTTTCCATCGACTTCTTTAACAATAGCAATGGATCCGTTCTTAAGTCCTGGATTCGGAACGTCGGTAAAGTATAAAACATCCGAAGAACCAGAAATTGTAAATCCAGTGCTCTTAATGTTATATCCCTCAGACACTACATGAAACTCATTTCCATAACACAATTCATACTGTGTAAATTGATTTAAAAGAGCTCTTAAGTTTCTTCTGATAATAACTCTTGTTACGTTCGATGTAATGGCACTGTTGGTTTGGTCAATAACCTTCAGAGCTTTACTATACTTAAATCTTCCCCCAAAAGCATTTAATTCTACTGAATCGGAATATGTGTTAAGACTTGAAGTTACATCAGACTTCAATTGGTTAGCATCTTGAACTTGAGCAGCATTGTAAAATACTGTTGATCGTAATTCAATGAATAGGAGTTTCAGATCTTCAATTCTTTGATTAACACCAGCAACAGCAAATTGCTTTAAATCACTGAGAATCTGTGCTTTGGAGAAGTCTGATAGGAATGTACCATTTCTTGGTTTGATACTCAGCACAACTGTTCCAAACTCTGGTGGATCTAATTCTTCACCACCAACGACAGATACAGATTCTGTGTCTGGATAGATTTGCTGTACTATAGCTTCGTAATCTTTTGCTGTAACTGCTCTGTACTGTGAAGAATACAATCTAGGAGCATAGTATTTTACAGACTCTACAGATTCAACATTAGCACCATCAATAGCTGATTGATTTGTCGTTACGGTAACAGTGTTTGTCTGAACAAAATTAATTCCCGAACTATTCTTCAGTGACCCAACGAAACTAAAGTTGGCAGATCCATTTCCATCTGTACCATCACAAATAATGTAACTAACAGAAATCACAGCATCATTTTCTAATTTCTTTCCAAAGATGCCGTCACCAAACAAGAGTTCATATCTTTCATCAGATACCTCTTGAATCAAGAATATTTCTGAAGTTCCAGAAACTTTAATAATATTATCTACTAAGTTATATTCTCTACCAACAGTATCTGATGGTCCTTGTACTGTTACTCTAATTGACTCAGTATCAATTCCTGGGTTATCTAATACAAATCTTTGATCGGTAGAACCTGTTACAGAAAAAGTTTTCGTAATTAAGGTTCCTTGATAGATATCAAGATTTGAATACGTTGCTTTCCTCAATCCATGAGCATTAGTGTCTTCAGAAATCAACGGAGAGACCGTTGTAACGTCCTCAGGGATGGAGAAGACTACAGAAGTATTATCGGCATTACCAACACAAACAAGACCCTTATTGAGGGTTACAGAGGGACTTGTGCCAGTGAACTCAACATCAAAACTAACCTGTGCTACGGAAGATCTTCTTGATCTTGGAACATAACCAATGTTTCTAGCAAGAGATACAATGTTCTCTCTCAAAGTCGCTGAATCTATAAAAGATTCATTGACAATCATATTTGTGTTGAATGCAGTAATATAGGTATTATATGCTAACGTATCAATCAGGACAGAGAAGTTTGAACCCTCAAAATCAAAGTCCGTAAAATTAGTATTAGCTCTCAGATAAGACTTGATTGAAGTCTTTATCTGATCAAAATCTAAATTTGTAAATCTAGTAAGTGGCATTTATCTCGTTACCTCAAGAAGGAAAGAAATATTCTGAGTCGGTAGTTCTTGACCAACAATATCAAATACAACTGTGACTTCAAAAGTGTTCTCGTCAGGTCTTGGAACCACAGTTACGTTTAAGTTGGCTGCTCTTGGTTCAAAATTTAGTAGAGTTTCCTCTATTTGGTCCTGGATAATGGCAGCAGTACCAAAATCACAGAACCCAAACAGAGAACTTCTAACATCAGAACCCAAATCGGGGTTAAAAAACCTCTCTTCGGGCACTGTCTCTACCAAATTCCTCACGGCTCTAGCAATAGTTCTCTCATTAGAAAGAACTGGAAGGTCTCTTGTGACTGGATGTGGCACAAAAGATAACGAAATATCCTTAAATGATCTAGATTTTCTTGTCGAAGCCATGAAAAGGCACAATTTTAACCGTAAACCTATTTATTACCGTTTTTCATAACCATCATAGTCACCAAATCCAAGGTGATCAAATGTAGATGGTTTCTTACCATAGGTTGGTTCAGTGCCATACTCCCAATCATCATAGTCTTCGTCGTTACGAATGTTTTCATGAAGCATAGTTTGACGTTTCATGTCATGGATGTGGTCTCCCACAACCTCTCTGAGCATTTGGTCTTCTGGTTTTTTCATAGGTCTAGTCCAATAGTCGGTGATTAATCCTCTCGTTCCCCACATTGACTCCATGTAATCTGGATCTCTATCTGGATGTGGTTGAGTTGCCATTAAAAAACCCCTCCTGAGTTCGTTTTAGAACTTTTAGAGGGGTTACTATCCCTAACCGTTATTTAGTTTTTCTTCTTTGACTTTTTTGAAGTACAATTTATAGTACCTTCCCTTAATTTCTTCCAAAGTTTCCATATCTTCTTTGAACCCACAGTACTTTAGCATCTGAAAAGCACTCTCAAGTTCACTAATCACCCTTAAAATGTTGGTAGCATGTGGTTCCATGCCTCCAAATACGTATTTTCTTGAATCTTTCTCCACAAATTGGATATGTTCAGGTTTCTCCATCTTCATTTTCTCTCTCTTTCGCGGTTTTCCAAAAATATTCGTCTTCACGACCCATTCCAAGTCGTTCAAATCCGTTTTCTACCTGATAATATTGAGTAGAAACCTTAAAATCCGGCATTTTTGGATCAACAGGCGTCAAACTGTTGTCATAAATCCGCATTCTGTTGTTTGGATAGAGTGCGTACTGCCCATTTTCGAGTTCAATGAGGTTATGTGACTTATGTTCCGCGGGATTTTCACTCGTAGCATAGTCAACTGTATCAGGATCTTGATGATAGTTGTCTAAAGTACAGATATAAGTCCCTTTTTGAATACCAAAATCCCGTGTGTACAGTTCATAATCCATAGAACCGATGAATTGTTTCTGAACTGCTACTACTCCATAGTCCATACAATTCCAAAACTGAAGATTTGGAAGGTTCATGTCAGGATTTGGAGTCTCTGGAGCAGATACAAAAGCACTGATGGGAAGTTTATCGTACATTGCCGCATATTCTGGCAAATAAGTCTCAAAATAAAAAGTACGTCCAGGTATGGACTTTGCCGATACCCAGACGCCTTTGACGAATTCACCATGACCAGATTGATGATCCGTGAGATATTCTTTACGAACCCATACTTCCATAGAAGGAAGGTTGCAAATAAGAGCAGCCATTTACTTTTTCACATAATGGAAGTTTACCTGGTGGAAGTAAGCATCATCACTTTCTACAATCATATCAATTGGATCTCTCCAATGAGTTTGTTTGCCATTATAAAGAACGGCATCACCAGGTTTCGTTATATATGTGACATCGAAAAAACAAAGTGTGTAATGATCACTCAATCCTCTTGAAGAAATGTTCACGGATACGGTAATGTCATCTTCATCACTATCAGAGTGGAATTTTAGTTCCGAACCTTCGTAATAAAAAGTTTCACACCAATAGTTACTTTTCAAGTCAACAGAAAGTATACATTCCATATAAGTCTGAACCTTATCATTCAAATCCTTAAGGAAGGGATTATTGATGACTTGTAGATGACCGTAATGAGCACCACGATCATCTGGATCATACTCACAAGTATAGGTGCCTACTTTTTTGCCTGTCGGAAGGGTGAAAGATGTCTTTCCGGTTTCTCCTTCGACCTGATATGTCTTATTCGCATTGGACTCGGTGTTCTCAACGAAAGTGAGTTTACCAGTCAGTTTCTGGTCACCCCATTGTACGATTGGAGAAGTACGATATTGGTCAATATCTAATACCAAAGATTCAATATAAAAGTGACCCTTCTGTTCAAAGAAGTCCATGGGTCGAATCTTCAGAGGATCACAAATATGTCCATTGATCTTTTTGGGAACATAAGGTTCCAAAGCACTCAGATCATCACCGATAGCACTCATTTACCTTGACCCCTGTACCGTTTCTTTGCCGAGTTACTAGACGTTGCTGAAAGTTTGGTATTCTTTGATTTGCCCTGACGAGTTGTTTTGGGTTTCCCTGGCATGAAATTCAGACCAGAGATGCCAACTTTAGACCGAGTTGCCATTTTCTTGATTTACCTCAATAGTTTCATAAGTGATATCATCGGGATGTGGGTGTCCACAATGATAGAAAGACATAGCCATATCCTCCATAAAATCAAAGAAGTAATCCTCAGAAATTTCCTTATGGATTACTTCCCCCCGACACATGATATTATACACCACCTGCCGATCTTCTGTCATCAGATTACACGAGTCTTTTCGTGACCAACACGGATACGGGGATCACACCAGATTTCATATCCTGCTTCGATAGCATCAAGACAGAACGAAACGTCCTCTCCACACATATCCTGAACTTCACCAGAGTTGAAACGTTGCATCTTAGGAGCAAACCAAGGATACTCCATCTTGGGATCTTCGAAGACACCATGCTTGATCAGAACCCAACCAAAACCTGTGTAGTCCACGGTGAAGGGTTTACGACGTTTTGCCATGGTATCGTTGGTTTCATGGTTCATGACCCCACCATTGTTCTTGAAGTCATCTTCTTCCAACCAGTGTGCTACAGACGAGGTACGTCCGTCTTCGGTCAGATACCAACCAGCGGCAATGGGTTTGTCCATCAGAACCAGTTGCCAGAACTTCTCAGTGTTGAAAACGATATCCGAGTCGATCCAGAGTTGATAATCGTAGTCGAGTTTTCCGTCCCAGGGAATCTGATTAGGACCACGGAGGACATTTGCCCCGAGGCACTTACAACGAGCAAAGTTCACCATGGAACTGTAGTCTTGAGAGATCTGTACCTTTGCTCCGACACCGACCAGATCGAAACAGAGTTGTGTGAATGATTTTAAAAATGCGAAAGAGCAACCACGACCAGGCAGGCAAAAAACAATTGATTTGCCTCGTACCATTTCTTTTGCCTTTTCGTAATCCCACTCTGGAGTTTCTGTGGGTTTCGAAGGTGCCTTTGCTTTAACTGTGAATCCTTTAGTCATAATCTACAATGGTTACTTCAGTATTCTAACAAATTATATAGTTCTTGTCAATTAGGAGGACTGATAAATCTCCTCCCAGAAGAAGGTGCTTACACCATATTCATAATTGGTCCCGGTCGAAGCCACTGCTCTGTTCAGTCTATAAGTGTTACCGGTATTGCCATTGGCACCAAACATGATTGTATATGTTCTTTCATCGGTGCTATTTGGTTTGTCATGATAAACAAAATTACTCATTCTAGGAGTGCTAGAATCATCAGCATCGTAGAAATCACTAATGTAATGATTGTATTCTACAATCCCCTCTGCTGCATTCCGATTATATCCTTCATATCCAGTACGTCGAATAATCGTGGGAACACCATCAACTAACTCGGCAATCTTAAATCCAGTATTATGATTATTTGGTTCACCAAATATATTCCAATGAATAGCAATTAAACTATTAGTATACCTTGGAGTAATCGTTACTCTTACGGGAGTAATCTCTACAAATCTTTGTCCAAAGTCATTATCCGTTGTTGACCAATTACTACCGTTTGATACTGCCGCTGTATAAGTGAAATAACCATTTGTCATTCCATCTGCTCTACCATATCCCCTTTGAACTACATCACCATTTTGTGGTGTGGTTGCAATTAATACGGCAGCATCTACCTGAGCTTGGAGTGAATCTTCTAATGTAGTGAACTGACTATCAAACTGCTCCTTACTATAAACATCAGATATATCACCCGTTACAAACAGGTTGCCTTGGATCGTCTTAAACGTTCCCTTACTGACATTTTCTTCTAGTCTCATATCTTCCTCAGAATTAAACAATCGTCTTCTTCATCAATTATCCATTCTAATTCATCTCCCTCGTCCCATCCAAGATCCATATACATCCAGTCTGGAATGATCACTACTGGTTCACCCGTAACAGGATCAATATCTACAGTAGTAGTTTCATGTCCGAAATTTTTATCCATATAAGTGATCCTCACACTGCTTTTATATATGGGAAAAATTTTTTGAAACCGACTGGAATCGTTATAGCGAACTCGATCTGGGTCGTTTATAGCTTAGAGGGACCCATAAAATTATAACCCCCATCGGCGGCACGAACGGCACAACGAAGGGGGCATATAACTGCCAGCACACTGACATTGACTGTGGAGGATTCACTCCCCCATTATAACACTAACTGTGAGGACTGTCAAGTATACTTACCTGTGGAAAAACCTGTGGAAAACTAACATTAATTCAAGCACAGTATCTGTCAGCCAACTGCTCATAATGCCCTACTTGATCATAATCATCGTCCACATAGTAGTGCTCACAAACCTCTCCCATATCATAGGTTTCAATGATACTTTCATAATCGTCATAAGTGTAATCTTCACCCATGATTGAGACCCCTGACTGACACTGTGGTATTATAACATATTTATCACAAACACTGCCAATTTATGAGGTTTCACTGACACTTACTGTTCCTGGGGGTTGACAACCTCTTCTCGTTATAGTATGCTTGCTTAACTCACAACGACACCGAACATTAAAGTATATTTAATTCAACCTTTTTTAATCATCAAAATATACACATGGATACTATCCAAAACTAACAATTTCA